GCCATTGCCACCGCCAAATGGATTGCCCGCCGTGGCGCCGCAAGCATTATTTGTCTCACCTGCTCCGCCTCCCCCCTGTCCTCCGCTGCCAGGGTTACCGGAATTCCCAGTGCCACCACCAGGACTTCCTCCTGCCCCACCAGGATTATTTGAGCAAAATCCTGGACTAGCATTAGAACCGTTACCGCCCGCACTACCACCTGTCCCGCCCGGCCCACCGTTACCTCCCGCACCACCGGGGAATGTTTGTGATAGCCCAGAAGATGCGGGGCCTGTATTACCCGCTACACCAGAACTACCCGAGTTGCCGGATGCGCCAAAAGGAGAAGAAGCGCCGTTTAGCCCACCAGGACCACCGCTTCTAGAATAATAAGGTGACGCGGCGCCCCCACCAGAACCACCACCACCGCCATTGCCACTGTTTCCAGAGTTTCCTGTCCCGCCTGCGTTGCCGCTTCCGCCTTTACCGGTGATGTTTACTTTTGCAATACCTGTTGGCGCAGTCCAAGTGCCAGATGCGTTGAACGTTTGAGAGCCGCCAGGGACTAAAGACCGGCCAAACATTGCAATTTTTGGAGTTCCTGCGGGCATTTAATCCTCACTCGTAATAGAACCAGCCAGTAACAATATACTTGCTGCGCTCACCAAAAACAGTATTACCACGATGGGCGTGCGTAAAGGTTGCGGGCCACAACACCATCGTATTCTCGGTTGGCTGCAATCGGCGCTGCTGGTACAAAAACTCAGTCTCTCCGGCTTCCTCTGGGGTCAACGTGTTAAGGTACAGCATGTAAACCAAAACACGCTCTGCATGATCCCCGTTTGATTGCTCTGCATGCCAGACATGGTACCCACCACCAGGGTCGGTACGTTGCATTTTCATAGCAGTGCCATAAATTTTTGCATCTTTAAGCACAGAAAACTCATTTGTGTATGCGTCATAACACTGTTGGAGTTTGTTAAAAAATTCAGTCACCGCGCGCTGCCCATTGAAATCAGCCACGTTGTGCATCCCAAAATTTAACGCCAACTGCATGTCATTTTTGCGATGTTTAGCCACACCCTCACTTTGCTGACGGTTATACCCTGCACCAGATTCCACCAGACGATCAAACTCTTTGATCAGGTGTTGGCAATATCCCTCCGAGTACACATCCCGGTAGATGGCGATGAAGTCTTTGTACTCGGCGTTCATCGGAATGCAGGCCCAGAAACCCAAGCCACGAGAGATTGACGATTACCGCTTGTCACGGGGGTTACTTGGTGGAGTACATACGAAGGGAATGCCGCCACCAGACCCCGCTGTTTGCGAACGGTTTGCGGCTGACCACCAGTCATAACCTGAAGGTTTCCCCCCTCGTACTGGCTCGGGTCTGTCAACTGAAGAACCAGACTGAGTTTCCGACTCGGGCTGAGTTTTCCGCCGTAGTCCTGATGCCATCCGTACATCCCATGTTCTGATTGATCGTAGTTGGTCAACTGAAGCGGCTCACCAAACCCAGTCAGGTCAAACCGATAGTATTGGGCATTGAGCGAGGAGGCAATATGGCCCAACTTCTCAAACACCCAGGCTGTGTCCGGCGTCTTCTGAAGCCATGACACCTGCGACCGGCGAACCTGCTTTAGTTCTTCTTCGGTATTCATGCCCCCGGCCTGCGCCCGCTGATCGGCTTTCTGCGCCTGCTCTTGGAGCCAATTCAGTTCCTGCTCCGTGAACCCGCCCTCCCACCAAACGAAGGGTTCTATTGGCATGGAGTAGGGGGTCAGCACATGCTGCACGGGCGCTCCTTGTGCGACACGATGAAGTGAAGGCACCGCGTCGGGGTGTCGGCGTTGCTGCCGGTCAGTTGATGCTGCATCCACGAGTTGGCAAACATCACGGACCCTGGCACCATGTTGTTGAAGTGGATGTTGTTGGTGGCGTTGCTGACTTCTTCGCCCTGCACAAAGTCCAATTCGATCATGGACTTGTTCATGCGTGTGTCGTGGTAGATCGGGTACGCGCCGCCCTGCGGAGTTTCGAGGAAGAACCACCCGCACATCTGACTGTTTTTGTGAACATGCACGTCGGTGCCGCCGCCTCGATTGATCTCCTGCGCCCACAGGCCGGAAAGGTAGAAGTCGTACTTGTCTACCGCGTAGCCCTGACCACGAAGCAGGTCTACCACTGACAGCAGAAGGTAGTCTGCTACTCCCCTGAAGGCAGGATCGTGCGCGAGATGGGCGGACTGAGACATCGGCCACTCGGGCTTGCGAACTTGATCCAAGTATTGGATGCATGTCGGCAGAACCTTCTCAGCCAAGTCGGGCCGCTCATCTCGATAGACGATAGCCGGGAAGTAGGCAAAGCCTTCCATTAGGCGTTTACATACGCCTCAAGGGTTGCGGCAAAAGCAGTGATGTCAGCCGCAGTTACCTCACGAGTGTCCACAGGCTTGCTGCGGGCGTTCTCAACGAGGGTCTCCTTGGCAAGCCGCACGGCCTCCAGTTTTGCCTGCTTGGCCTGCGCGGCCATTTGATTGGCGTGGCGGGCGTTTTCCAAATCAATCTGAAATTGTTGATCAGCGGTCAAAGCCATTTTTTGCTCCTATTAAGCCTTCATGTCCTTCATGGCAATATTGCCGTACCACGTCGTTCCTCCGTTCGGGGTGAAGAAAACCCAAACATCGACGGCGTTCGCCGTGGTTGTACGAGACAGGGCAGATGCCCCGCCAGGGAAAACAAAACTACCGCCAGCCCAGGCCACAGTTCTACCGGCAGTGCCGTCGTTCGTCAAGATCAACGTGAACGAAGACGACCCCGTGGCGATTGGGTTGGAGAGTGTAAACGTGCAGTTGCCGGTCAGCGTGGCTGTAAACACGTTGGCGGTCTGGAGGTTGATGGTCGTGGAGGTTCCAGAATTGCCCAGAGCCACCACCGTGTCAGCGTAAGCCACCGGACGGGTGAAGCCCGCAGCGGTAATCCGCAGCACTTCAGCGCCGCCTTCAGCAAACGCGATCTCATCTGCTGCCGGAAAGAAAATACCCGTGTTGAGGTCTGTCGAGCGGGTAATCGCCGGGGCAGCGGCGCTGCCATCCGAACTTATGGCGAACTGACCACCTGCGGTAATTTGAGCACGCTCTGCAAGAGTGCCTGCGTTGTTGGTGTAGAACTCAAGGTTGGCAGTAATGGTCGTGCCAGACGCCGCACTCAGGCGGGACGCAACAATCGCAGACCGCTTCTCGGCTGCTGCTGTGCCTGTGGTGCCAAACACCACGCCGCCAAGCACTCGGGTATCCGCAATTGCGGCGCTATAGGCATAGATTTCAGCCGCTGAACTTGCGTCTGTGCCGCTGTTGCCAACTGTGATGGAGTGCTGATTGGAGCCGCTGTTAAGCCGGTTGAGCGACGTAACACCGACCAACAAGTTGCCGTTCGGGTCTAGCGTCATCGACTGGGTGCCGTTGGTGCTAAACCCGAGGGTGTTGGAGGCGGGCAGGAATACGCCGTTGCCGGTAGCGGTGCCGCCAGTCGGAATGAACTTGGTGGCAGACGACGTACCCGTAGTCGCAAAGTTGGTACCGTCAAACGTCAGCCCTGCCGATTGCCCGATGGCGCTCGTAGACGATGCGTAAAAGATTTGATTGGCTGTAAACGTCGTCAGTCCGGTTCCGCCGTTTGTGGTGGCAAGCGTCCCCGCAACCGTTACCGCACCAGATGTTGCAGTGCTGGGGGTCAGCCCCGTCGTACCAAAACTAATGGTCGAAACGCCATCCGCAGCACTCGATGCCACCTTCACGTAATCGCTGCCGTTCCAGGCAACGATGGCACTCTCCGCCGCCACCAAAGTCACGCCCGTGGTCGGGCCTGCACCCACAATCTTCACCGATTGACTGGTGGACGTTGCGTTGATGATCAGGTACTGACGGCTTGAAGCCGGAGCCGTAATGGTTAGCAAGCCTGCGGGGTTGCCCGTGCAGTTGATCACCGCGTACTGAGCAGAGCCAGAAGACCCAGAGCCAACCTGGGTCAGTGAAGTGCCGTTGGTGACCGTAAGCGTTACCGCTGTTTGGGAGCCGCTGATGGTCTGCGTACCTGCGGCGGCAGCATCTACATATTGGGTGATGTAGTCGTTGACCGTATCACCCCAGGTACCAGACAGTTCTCCGGTGACCGGCAGGGCAAGGCCCAGGAGGGAGGTGTATGAGGTGGGCATCTAATGCTCCTATTGCGTATTGATGATTGTCCAACCCGCGTTCTGGTTGGTATTGATTACCGACCATCCGCGAATCAAAACAGTTCCGACAGCGCCCGTGCCCTGCACTCCAGTGACCGTGATACTGTCGTTGATTTTGAAGGTAACAGTGCCAACTTGTCCAGTCGCTGAAACCCCAGTGAGCGCCTTAATGACGTTAGCAACTGCGGTTCCAACTGCACCGGTACCAACAACCCCCGTCGGGGATACCCCGCCGTTATAGATGAGCGAAACGGTGCCAACCGCACCGGTTGCGGCGACGCCTGTCGGGATGATGGTTTCATCAACCTTGAAGGTGACGCTGCCAACACTGCCTGTTCCCAGGACGCCCGCCGGGGTAAAGTTAATCTGCGGCAGCGTTGTGCCAACGGCACCTGTGCCCTGAACCCCCGTAACCGTGATGGCCTTGCCAATCCGCAGGAATGGGGTGCCAATTGCGCCAACACCTTCGACCCCAATCGGGATAATGAAGTCGTTGACGTTGACAAAGAAGTTTCCAATCTCGCCAACGCCCTGAACCCCTGCTGGCGTAAACACCACCTTTGGGGTGACGGTGCCAATCTGTCCGTTTGCCGATACTCCCGTGAGCGTGAACCGGACCTGCGGTGTTGTGGTGCCAACTGCACCGGTACCGGAAACCCCTGTCGGGATAAACGTGACCGAAACGGAGAACGATACTGTGCCAACAGCACCCGTACCTTGTACGGAGATGCTGTTCTGACCCCAAGGGCCCGCGCCCCAGGTGTCTACGCCCCAACCATCAAGGGGCACTACTACATTAGTGCCGCCCCAAGTGTTGGTGCCCCACGCACCTTTACCCCATCCGGCCACGTCAACTCACTTACGCAATCCGAATGATGGCGGTTGCGGCTGCGGCAGACGGGAACTGGATCGTGAAGTCACCGGACGACACTTGCTGATCACCACCAAACGACAGCACCGCGCAAGCGGGGTCACCCGTGGCAGAGTCGTTATAGATGATCGCGCCAGACGTGGTGAACGTGGCCGAGGTCCAGGTGGTGTCTGCAAAGTCGCAGACTGCCGTGGTGCCATCAGCAACCGGCGTAACCGAGGTCAGCGTGTTGCCGCCCGTGGTGTAGCCACTGCCGTTGGGCAGTTCGTCGCTATTGCTCGTCAAGTTGGTGTAACTTGTCGTGGCAGCGCCATAGGTGCCGGTGACAGACGCAGTAGCCTTACCAAGAGCGATCTTGAAGGTGTTGCCCGTCGAGGCGGTGAAGTTGTGGACAGCCCTCAAGATTTCTACCTTGAAGGAGGTCGGCATTGCTGTGGTGAATCCGGGCATTTCAAGCCTCCAAAAGTTTTACAAGTTCAGGATGGCCCGCTTCACGGAGCCGGTTTGCAAGAGTCGTATTGTTCGACTGAATTGCACGCTGCATATAGAAGGTCAACACCGCCCGGATATGGTCACGATAGGCGTTGGCCTGATCGCGGATGGCCGGATGGGATTGATCCCCCACATAAATGATTTTGTTCAGAGCCTGCTCTGCAAGTTCGTCAGGCGTAAAGCCGCGATGGCTCACCGAGTGAACCAAAACGGTGCCGACTTCTGCTGATCCGTCTGCTGAAAACATGTTAGTTCGATGATCTGATCAAGGCGCTGTTGGCGTCGTTGACCGGCATGACGATGGTGAAGGTGGTGGTCGAGGTCTTGTCTGACCCAAAGTCCAACACGGCGATGGAACGGTTGGCTTTACTGGAGTTGTAGATCAGGGCACACCGTGCTGTAAACGCGCCGGGGTTCCACTCCACATTGTCAAAGTCCACAAAGGCCGTGTATCCAGAACTGCTGATGGTCGTGCCGGTCAGCGTCTTGCCGCCCGCCGAGTACCCAGTCCCCGTGATCTCTGCCGTCGTGGTGTAAACGGTGGTGTCTTCGTTCAGGTCTGCGTTGCCGTTGTACAAAGCAATCTTCAGGACATCCGTCGTGAGATCATGGATGCCCTGGTACAACTCCTTCTTGAAGGAGGTGGTCTGCGTTTGAACGATTGGCATCAGCCCACCTTCACCCTAACCTGCCCGTTCCTGTAAGCGTCTTGACGGTTCTTGCCATCGCCCAGTTGCTTCAACAGGATCAGAGATTGAGCAAACTGTTGCTCGTACATGGCAACCACGTCCGGCTCTTCCTTCATAAACCGCGCAGCCTCGACCATCACACCGTTAAACAGCACAGAGTCAAAGTTGTCGCCAAGCCACGAAGTGCCGCTAGGATTAAGTACCGCATCTGCAATAGAAACGGGATAGTAGAAGTAGTGCAACTCCACCGACAGGCTTGCACTCGGTGTTGGCCCAACGATGAAGACCAACTCCTTGGGATCACTGGACTGCGGGCCAAAGATCGCGTAGTACCTGGGGGTGCCTGTGCTCGTAGAAGTCGGATACGCCTGACGGATGAAGTTCACATCCTTATCAAGCAGGTACTCGTAGGAGCCATCCGCAAGGATCACCGCCAGAGAAAATACTGACAGGAAATCCGAGGGGCACTGAAGGTACTTATTATTGGCCGTCAGAGTACCCGTGACATTCTTACGAAGTACCGGCAGTTGAACAGTGTTGTAGATTTTTTGTTCGGCCAACTCCGTCATAGTGGCGAAGTCAGTCGCGGAGAAAGAATTCTCCGTGTAATCCTCAACAGCAGTCTTCAACTCCGAGTAGTTCATAAGAACCTCAAGCCATAGGGCCGCGAGCCATCACGCCTTTGGTTGCTGCACCAGTGCCGCGAATCTTGATGCCCGAAGTCTTGGGCTCAGGGTTGTACCCATCGCGGGTGATGTTGCCAACAGACATGTTTACACGATTGGCAGCGGTAGGCTCTTTCTGAGTACCGTTACCCAGGGCAACCTTGCCACCCTTCATGGTATGGGGCTCGGCATAGACGGAGGCGTCTCCGACTTCCTTGCCCATCATCTTTTTGCTGAACTTAGCCATTTCAGCCACCCTTCTTGTAGGTGAACGAAGACTTTTTCTGGTTAGCGACCTTTGCCAGACCGCGACCGAGTTCGCGCATCTGCTGATTGGTTTTGCCACCCTTGGCGAGTTTCGTCAGGGGCTTACCAGGGTGCATGGCCTTCTCATGCTTGTGAACGGCTTTCTTTGCGTCCATGTTCGACTCCTTACGTCGTTTGGATGGTTACTGTACCAACAGATGTGGTTGCCACCAAGTAATTTGGCGTCAGTCCCGCATCATTTGCTCTTGCTCCGCCAACAGGGTTCCAGCCCCATTGAATATCCCGTGAGCCACCAGTCGGGAAACCCTGCTCCGGGTTTGCGATGTTGATCTCCAAACTGTTCGTTCCGGCAGTCTTGTACGTCGAGTCTCTGCGGGGATTACGAACTGCCTGTGGGTCGTCCACCGGGTACATGCCCAGTTGCAACTGCGGATGATCTGGGTCCCAACACTCCTCGCACACCAGCAGGTTGAAACGCTTGGTCTTGATGACCTCTTCTTTCAGGCGCTTCAATTTAAACTGCTGGCCGCAGCGGTCGCACATGGCGATGCTGCGCTTGCCGGAGGCGAACCGATTACCCATGATCGGCCTCCAGTCTGTTGCCCTTGCGGCTATTCTCGCAGCCTGGGATCACTTGCAAATTCAGCGGCACATGCAGCCCTGAAACGGACTTGCCTTGAAGCGGCAACACATGGTCAACATGCCACTGAAAGCCAAACATCGCCGTTCTGCTTGAGGCAAGTTCGTAAGCCTGCGTCATCATCCAAAGATCATCATCCGTCAACCATTTTGGCGTTCTTTGGATTTTTGCCAACTGACGTTTGCGCGTAAGAGCCAAAACTTTGGCTTTGTTACGCCTGCGCCATGCAGCCTTCTCCGCGTTTCGAGCAATCCTATGCTTGCTCATCGTAGCCCTGCGAATGGCCGTAATCTTT